TAAATTGTATTCTATTTTTTGCATGTTTATTCTCCTTTCATTTGTGATACTGTAAATTCTTTTAGTTTAGATATTGTTAATTGTTTTATTTCTTCATATGTCAAGTATCTTATAGCTTTTATTTTTAATAAAAAAGTAGAGCCTACCTCAATATGAGATGGCTCTATTATTTTTTCAATTATTTTTTTCATGGATTCCCTCCTAGTTTGTTTTCATAAGTACTATTTTATAACTTACTGTCTTTTCGCTTGTAGTTGGATTATCTACTATCAAATTTATACCTGAATCTGTCGTATTTACATAACGATGGTATGCATTCATTAACAAAGAACCAGAATCCTTATATATACCAATAAAGTTGTATCCTCTATTTTCTATTGCTTGAATACCACATGCAACAACATAACAATTATCCTTAGTAAATCCCGAAGGATAATTTATTGTAACTGATTTGTTACTATTAGCTTCAATAGTCATACTTCCTGTTATTTTAGCGGTTTTCCCGATAGGCAATCCTCCCGAACTAATATTACCAATAATATTAACATTACCATTTTGAGCAGATATTTCAGCCAATGTAACCCAATTTTCTCCATCTTCTCCAGCACCTCCTACTATTCCTTGAACTAATAATTTGTTACTATCCCCTGAACCTGTGAAGTTTGGGATCATTCTAAATTTGTCTCCATATCCATTTTCTTTCCATTCTACTCCGCCATCATTTGAAAATTTTACTTTATTACTTTCCATATTTAAATTGCCTGTCATGGTATCTCCTGATTTAGCAACATGAGTAGACCCAGCATCTATAGCTCTAATATGCTCTTGTATAATATCATATATGGATTCAAAATCTAAAAATGTCCTCATATCTTGGAAATTAGTTATTCCACTTGATGAATTTTGGAATCTTGCAAGTTCATATTGGTATATTCCTGCATTATTCTTTACAATATCGTTTTGTGTAAGTGCAGGATAAGAATTAGCTCCTTTTATGATCTTATAATATGCTTGTCTAAAATCACTTTCTGTATTTTGATTGTCTAAATTAATTTCAACTACTAACTTACAATATGATGTATCTGTGCCAGCAGAAATCGTTGTAGAAGAATCTTCTTTCAAAAATCTACCTTGAATGCATACTGCTCCACTATTTACAGTTAAATTATTGCCTGAATATGTAACTTCCATATTGTTTAAAAAATTGTTTGAAACTCCATTATTTCCATTTAGAAAAGTATTAATAAATAGAGCAAAGATTTGATTCTCGAATAATTGTCTTGAAAACACTTGTCCTTTTAGCATTTTAGTTTCTCCTTTCTTTTAATAATTTATCTATAAATTTAATTCTTATATTTCCACAGATATATTGATAAAACTTATGTTGTGTGATTTTAATTGCTGAAATATACGAATCATAAATAATAGATTCTTTTGTTTTAATAGCAATAGGTGTACCTACCTTAATATACCTATCGTACAAATTAAATGTAATATTATGGTTATACGAATTACCTTTCATTACATTTAAAGCTTCTTGATTTGCATCTTCATAGTTCTCTGTATAAATAGTTTCAATTTTTCCATTTGCACGATTTGGATTTGTCATATCTGTAGTTGTTGTTCTATCGTTTAAAAGATATAGTATATATTTCCCTGCGTTTTCCGAACCATTTACTTTACTATATAAAACAACTACTTTACTAACTACATCTGTTTCGAATACTTCTGTATAATTTGAAATAGACTGAGCTAAAGTATCTACTATTTCTTTTGAAAATGTCTTGTTTTCAATTGTCATAACTAACTTTTTATTCACAATAGAGAAACTATATACAATATTGTAATTTTGTGTACAATTTGTTATCCATGTATGTAAATTATATATTCCGTTTTCTACATTTGTCACAGATGTTTGCTTTGGTGTATGAGTTAAGATATTTAATTCTAACCAAGGCAAATTGATAAAAGTGTCTTGATTGGCTATATATTCATTTGTTATAGTCTGACTAATAAAATCCTCAACACCTGTTGTCTTTATTAAATTTTCATTTTTAAGTTGTATATTTCTGTCATATAAATTAGTTATATACTTTGTTATATATTGATAGAGTTGCTTACCATCTTCATTTTGTATTTCATCAATTACTCCCCAATAGATAACTTCATTATTCTTTTTTACCACTACAACGTCTCTCGCTTTTGCTGTCGTTTTCTTTAAAACATTAATCGTTGAATTTGCATTTGTTTCTTCATCTATGTTTATATCGTAATCTGCTATTTCTACAATGTCTTTTACTGAAAAATCATAATAATCAAATATCCACATAAATATTTTGTTAGTTTCTATTTTTACAGGTTTCTTTGCCAAGACCTGAATTGCGATAGAGTCTTTATAATTTTCATTCCATAAATCATTAAAAGAAATATCTGCTGAATAAATTCCTCCTGTTTCTGGTGCTTGTAAATTTAATTCATAATATCCTGTTTGTTGGTTATAAGTAGCAATATAATCTGCTCCATTAAAGGTTATTGTCATATTCCACATAAAAACACCTCCTAAATTGCCTTGTAGTACACTAGAATTGTTACTTGTGCATTAAGTACTTCATTGTCTGCAGTTAAAACCAGTTGACAACTACGATTTTTAGGAAGCCTTATTACATTGTCGTTGTTGAAATCAATTACATCTAAATTGAATAAGCTTGTTAATGATCCATCTGTGTTTTCTTTATTTATATAAAACTCATTTTCTTTTGTTCCATAAAGTAATTTTTCGTATTCTTGTATCTCTGTAGTCATTGCTACTGTCTGATATAATTCTCCTTCTACATAAAGTTCAAGTTTTGGATTAAGTAAATATCCATTCATTTGCACTAATATTGGTGCTTCTACATGTCCTTGATTTATAAAGTTGAGATTTCTTGAATTATAATCACTAAAACGACTATCCCACCTAAAATCCCATCTTATTTCATTTTCTTGTGGCTCTATTGTAAATATGGTTGATTTTTCCTCATACCATAAAGAAAGACAATCAAAAATGATTGTCTCACTCATTACTTTATTAGGTTGTATCTCAGTTTTGCTTAAACTTTGTATTTGAATATCTTTAAAGTATTCTTTTTCTCCAGTCGTAAAAGGAATTTTATAAGAAAATTTTAAGCTATCTGATTGTTCTATGAAATCCACTAATTTTTTATAATTATCATAGTTCAGAAAATTTACTCTTCCTGTTATTTGTCCTTGTTCAATTCTACGCAAATTAGATATAAATGTATTCCCTAGTTGTTCATATTCACTTGAATATTCATAACCTAATCCACTTGGTTCTGTTAACAAACAATAATTTCTAATATCCATTAGAGAATATTCTTGTCCTTTTTCGTTTAAAAACTTAAATTCTCTTACCATTTTTTCCTCCTTTTAAGCATAATAAAAAGACAGTAAATAATACTGCCTTTTTTACTTATCTAATTTTTTATTTGTCAAGCTTATCGTTTATACTATCAAGCAAATCAATTATGTCGTAAAAGCCTTTAATAAACGCAAAGGCTACTATACTTATTATAATAAGTATGAATCCTTCTAAAACTTTTTCATTGCTCCAAGCGACTAAAGTACCTATTCCACAACCTACTATTTGTAAAACATTGATAGTTTTTAAAAAATTTGTTTTACTTGCATTTTCTTCATTATCTTCTTCTGAGGTTTGCTTCTGTTTTTTTTCAAAATCGTCAAAATTTATTTTGCATTTTGGGCAATTTTCTTCTAGTTCTTCAACTTCTTCTCCACAATTAGGACATTTCATAAAATCTCCCTCCTTTGGAAAAGATTTTATCATTTATAGAAAATAAAATCAATATGCACTTCCAAATTTTCTATTTATATAATTAAAACATTCATTCAAGTTTTCCTGATTCATTTTTTGTACATTAAATGTAATTTGTGGTGTAGTAAATATTGTTTTTGTGCTATCAATTATATTGTTTTTCAATCCATTATTAAATCCAAAATCAGCAATATTGAAATTCTTCAATGTTTCTTTTGATATTTTATCTACTTCGTCGTTTAAATTCTTTCTTTCATCTTCTATACCTAATTCTGAACCCAACATTAAATTTTTAAATATTTTTCTAGTTTCTTTAGATGGAGAATGTTCATCAAATGCTTTTTTTAATCTTGATAAGATACCATTTGCTATAGATGTTGCTTTACTAAATAATGATGGTTCTTTCTTTTCCATTTCTTCTAACATCGGTGTCATTGCATTTTTCATTGCTTCTCTTGTGTCTTTTGGCATACTATCATAACTGTCAATTATTCCGTCAACAATATCTTGCGTCTCTTGGTCTATTTCTCCTCCATATATTTCAGTTTGAGAAACTAAAGCAAGCCATGTTCCAAGTTGATCTTCTTGAGACTCGTCCATATCTTTGTACATGTTTTGCCATACTTTTTGTTGTTCTTTTTCGTGTCTTTTGTTTTCACTTTCTATAGCTGCATGTTTATTGTCTGTTGTTAGCAATTTATTATTTTGTATTGATTCAATAGCTGCATTGTGTCTATTTTCTTCTTGTTCCTGCTTTGAATTATACTCTTGAAGTGTAGTATAAAAGCCATCGTTTTGTTTTGCTCTTTCTAAATATCCATCGGCATATTTTTGATTTACTTCAGCTATTTCTTCTTCCACTTGTGTAATTTTATCTTCTTTATTCTGAACTATCTTATTGTACTCTTCAGCATAAGCTTCATTTGACATAGTTGCTTCATCACCATATCTTTGATTCAATAAAGCTATTTCTTGTGTTGTTTGAGTATTGATTAACTCAATTGTTTTATCCTTTTGTTCTTCTACAGTCTTTATCCATTCTTGAGATTGTATTTTATATTCCTCAAGTGAACCTTGAAATGCTTCTGCATTCGTTGCAGCCTGTTGAGCTATAGCCTTAGAAATAGATTGTTCTATTTCTAATTCTCTTTGATTTAATTCTCTTAATTTTTTGAAATATTCATCTAATTGTTTGATTTCTTCTTGAGTATATCCTCTTCTTTCATCTGAAGCCGTTTTACATATTGTTGTTATTCCTTGTTGCACTTCATCCATTTCTTTTTCTAATTCTTGTTGCTCTTCTGTTGTGACAAATAAAGCTCTATTAAATTCATCAAGATGAGAATTAGCTGTCTTAATTCCTTCTATGTAATCGCTTGCAGCAGTTCCCATATTGCTAAAAGCTTCTCTCGTTTCCTTATGAGCATTTTGCATTTGAGTTACTATTATTCCAACCGCTGCAGTTATTCCTATTGCTGCTAATCCTGCAGGACTTGTTAATCCTTGCAATACTTTTGCTAAAGTTGCAGCTGAGCCTGTTGCAGTTCCTATTCCGTTATGAGCTAAAGCAACCGCTTTTGAAAATGTTCCTATTCCTTTAGATACACTTCCAATTATTCCAATTGCTGAACTTGCCATTTTTAATGCTGGTCCTGCTGCTGCAACTAATAATCCAATTTTAACAATATTTTCTTTTTCACTATCAGATAATCCATCAAAAGTTTTTATAAGTTCTCTAGCTCTTGCAACTACTTTCTTGGCCGTTGGCATTAAACTCTTAACAAGTTCTCCTGTCATATCTTGAACTTCACTTTTTAATGCACTTACTTGTCCTGTTAATGTTTCGCTTGAATTAGCCATAGCTCCAAAGTATTTACCACCTTTAGAACTTGCCTTTTTTAATGCGTTTGTTAAATCTTCATAAGATATTTCCATGTCTTTTACTTCTTGCGTTGTTTTGCCTGTATAGTCAGCTAATATTCCATAAACATCTATTCCCGCATAAGCAAATTGTCTTATATCCATTGCTGTTGCTTTTCCTGCATTTTTAATCTGTTGTAAGTTAGATGACATTCTTACTAATTCATCATTTCCTCCACCTGTTGCAACTACCGCTTCTCCTAATGCTAAAATATCACTTCTTGCATCATCTGCACTGGCTCCAGTTGATATAAGCATTTGATTTGCTTTTACTAATGAGGTCGTGTCAAAAGGTGTTCTTTTTGCATCATCTTTTATATTTTTGATTGCCTGCCCTGCTTTCTCTGAACTTCCTAAAAAGGTCTTAAAAGCAGTTTCGTATTTTTCTATTTGTGCATCGTAAGTTAATCCTGCTGTAACTGCTGCTGTTATTGGCAAAGTTAAACTTGTTGTTAGTTTACTTCCTAAACTATCTATCTTTTGACTTACTTTATCAAGATTCTCCCCCCATTGGATTAACTTATCTCCTGCTTTAGTCCAATTTGAAGCTTCGTTTTTTAAATCTGATAATTTGGTTTGTGTTGCAATTATTTCTCTTTGTAAGTTTCTATAATTTTGTTCATTTATCTCTGTACCATTTGCCATTGCTTCATCAGCTTTAGCTTTTATTTCTTTTAATTGTTTTAGCTTTTCCTCTGTAGTTTGTATATTTTCATTTAATACTTTTTGTTTTTGAGATAAAAGTTCTGTATTTTTAGGATCTAATTTCAGCAAAGAATTAATTCCGCCTTAGTTCTTTGCTCAAACTAGCTGTGGCAGAATTTACTTTACTTAGTGCCTTTTGTAAACCTGAAGTATCTCCTCCAATTTCTACGATTATACCTTTTATTGAACCCGCCATCTTATAACTCCTTTCATTAAAACAAGAGAGGTTACCCTCTCCTATCCTAATAATCTATCAATATCTTTTTGTGTTGCTGTTCTTTTTTGTTCTGACTGTCCATAGCCTATATAGGCAAGTAAAATTTTCATTACATCTACATAAGTCATTTGTCTTAAATCAGAAATACTTAGTCCTATTCGTAAACACGATACAACAAATTCGTGTTCTGGAAATATTTCTTTTTCATTACCATTACTTTTTATTTTCTCTAGCTCTTTTGAAAGTTCTTCATCAACAAAAGCAATCTACGGCAAATTCCGTTACCTCAACAATCCAATCATCATCAATTTTAAAATTCTTGATTGACTTCATCCAAGTTTCATAGTCTTCTATCTTATTATTTGCTGTATACATTAAAATCCAAGCTATCTGAGTTATTTTTATAATAAAATCATCTATATCATCGCTCATAAAATCAGATACTTTGCTTAACTTACCTGCTTCATCTAAATTCAAATTTTCAACTTGATTTGATATTACAGTTTGCTTAATTAAATATTCCTTAATTGTTTGCATATCTTTAATTAATCCACTTTTAAAAATAGACTTATATTGCACTTGCGTGAATGCGTTACAATCTATCTCCACTTCTTTGTCGCAGATTGTTATTGTTTTCATAAATTACCTCCTAAACTGATGCTGTAGCATCTTTTTCATATACTTTTGTAAAGAATGTGTTATATACAGCTTGATTTTCTTCAGTTGGCTCTATAACGGCTTTAATAGCTTTGTCTGTTGTTCTTGGAGACATTGTAATAGAGATTGTGTCTGTTTGTGGTTCTTTTGATTCCTCATTTGTATTTGCTTCTGAACTTGGTCTTGTTGCAGTACAATCAAAGTAAACAAATCTTCTCTTTTTAGCATCTCCATCAATTTCTCCCATTAAAGCAAATCTTGCGTTTACATCATCAGCACTTTCAAATAGTGCACCATTAGTATCAGCTATTTGTCCTAATATTTGAGTTAAGAACTCATCTGGTGTCATTGCTATTTCAAGGTCTCCTGTGTATCCTTGATTTGATGTTGCTATATAATATTTAATATTATCAGCATAAAATGGAGTTGTATCTCCTTCTGGGTCTGCATTTAAAGAAACAGCTCCAGGCATAGCAAATGGTGTTCCATAAGTTATAGCACCATTTGTTTCTGTTATTTTTGCAATATGTACATTGCTTAATCCAAATTTTACTTTGTTACTTGACATCTTATTTCCTCCTTCTTAAATTTCAAAAAAATAGCTTACTTGCCAGACTTCTTCATCTTCCAAGTAAACTTCTTCTGTTTTATTCCACGCAACGTCTGCGAGGATAATATCTTCTATTTTATTTTGTTCCTCTATATCTTTATCTATATAGGTATAATCTAATTGAATAGGTGTGTCTTTTTCATACACTTTATTGTCTGCCATAAAATTGTCGGTGTCTCTACAAATTGCTATTAGATGTGGTGGCTCTGTTGGATTCTTAAATATACCATAAGCATATTTAAAACCTTGCTCTTCACATTTTTGTTTTAATTCAGCTAATGTCATCGTGAACTCCTCCTTATTTTCTTTTCTAGCTTATCTACAAATTCTACATTATACTTTTCCTCGACAGGTCGAATATGCGGTATAGCTCGAGTTCTTCCACCATTTCGAGTAGCGTGTCCAAATTCCAACAAATGAGTTAATTGGTAATTAGTCTTGTTCCAAATCACTTTGTGATATACACCAGTTCTTTTTTTACTTAATTTTACAGCCCAACCCCTATAATACGGATTTGCTCTTGGGCCTTTACCACGAGGACTTGTTTGTTTTAATTCGTCCTTTGCTTGTTTTGTTACTTCGTCAACAACTTCTATTACATCTTCGTCTATATCTTCTTTGTAATCCTCTAAATAGTCCATAACTGCTTTTTGTAACTCACTTGGCTTTATATTAGACATTTTTTACTTTCCTTTCACACACTAAAATAGTTTCATCAACTTGTTCTTGTGTACGAATAATAGAATATGTATTTTCCATATAAATTAGCTCTTTTTCATTGTTATAATTTAAAGTGCTTATTCGTAGTCTTAAAGTAGGTTTAAATCCTTGCTCATTTGCTTCATAAAACTCATTTGCGTAGACATCTTCAACTTTTATAATTGGACATTCAACTTGTGTTGTAATTTCTTTTTCTACTCCTATTTCATTAGACTGAATAGAGGTAGATAATAATGTGCAACTTACATCACGCATCTATATCCACCTCCAATAAATATTTTTGAGATAAAGACAAATTACAACAAATTTGATTATAGGTTCTTTGAGCTAATTCTTTTTCTTTAGCTTCTACAAATCCGAAATTACTTTTTACAAACATAACTATTGCACCTTGTATAAGTCCATCTGTTATATTAGAAGCTACATTTATTCCTTGTCTAACCATGTCGCTTATTCCTGCATTAATCCACATTACAATTTCATCATCTTTTGCTGTAGCTGTAGATACTATTGATAAGCATTGTTTTACAAGTGATTTAAACTCACTCACATTTGATACTATGTTTGATATTTGTAAATCCTTTACTTCTTGGAATGCCATTTGTCTTTACCTCCTTTAATTAAACTGATGGTGTATAAGTACCTTTTGCAAATGCTCCTGGTTTAGCTTTACCATCAAATATTCCGTATCCACCATATGTTGTTCTTCTACCTTTTACTGTTCTTTCCCATTCAACTCTTGTAGGAGTTACTTCATTTAATATATAATAACGTGGATTTCCTACGATTATATCGTTTCCTGTTAAGAAAGGTTCTGTTTCAATTGTGAATAAGTCTGTTCCATTTATTCCTTGTAAGAATGGATAATTTCCATTTTCATCTTTATATCCAATCATTTTAACTTTTACAGCTGTTGAAACATAAACTTTTGCACCTCTTCTTGCTTCTTGTGATAGTGATTCATAAGTAGCAATTATGTTGTCAATTGGTGTTTTTCCTGTTGTTACTGCTGTTAATCCATTAAGAACTCCAGTAGGTTTATTTTGTCCATCTCCATATATTACTGCATTAATTAAAGCAACACCCATTTTATGAGCTAATTCTTCAATTATAAATGTAATAAATGATTCAACTGCCATTTCTTCTAATTTCCAAGTTACAACTACGTCTTTTGCTAGTTCCCAACCTGTTAATTGTAAGTTTCTGTATTCGTTTCCTTCATTTACTGTATCTGTTAATTCAACATACCAATTAGCATCGTCTCCTTCAAATAAATAAGGTAAATCAACATTTCCATTTACTTGAAGTTTTCTTATATCTCTATAAAATGGAGACATTTGGTCAATTATTTCCATTAATTCCATTCTAACTTCTGTTGGTATAAATAAACCACCATTGTTTATTCCTTGTGTATTTGCACTTGATGCAACAAATGTAGTAGCAGTTGTTGTTACAGCATCTCCTAATGCTCTTTTTTCTTCTTCTGTAAACTTGTCATCTGACAATCCCATTAATTTTTTAGCCCAAGCACTTCTATACTCTTTATCAGCTATTGTAAATTTTCTTTCTTCTTTTTCCATTTCTTTTCCTCCTATTTTAGTTAAATTTGAAGCTTCTTTGCTTCTTTTTTCTAATTCTTGAGTATCAGCTATTAAGCTTCTCTCTTCTTCTGGTGTTATTTCACCATTTTGTTCTGGTTCTTCTTGCTCTGGAACTTCTTTGTTTATAGCTTCAACTTTGCTTCTTAACTCTTTTAGTTCTTCTTCGTTTTTTGCTTCAGCTATTTTTGTTAAAAGTTCAGCTTTTCTTTCTTCAATTTCTTTTAATGTCATTGAAATTTCCTCCTTTTTAATTTTTGCAGTTCTACCACCGCCTTTTATAAAAACTCTATTTGTTTCTACCAACAAAAAAAGAACAGTTCTACCACCGTTCTTCGTTCGAGATTATAAACTTAATAATAATTTTAATTTTTCTTTTTCAAGCTCTAATTTTCTTGCTTCATATTGTTCTTTTTCCTTTTTATATTGTTCTTTGCTTCTTGCATAAATTTCTGTGCTTTCATAAGCTGGTACATCTACTACTGATACGTCAAATATTTTGTCAAATGCTAAAATTTTTCGTGTATCTGTATCGTAATCGTATTCTTCTGTTTTTACTGTAAATGCAAAACTCATCTTACTCAAAACACCTTCTTTAATTAATGTATATATATCACGATTTACAGATGTGTCAGGCAATTTTGCTCTTATTTTAAGTCCATGGTCATCTACATTAAATTGCAATGAACCACCTCTTGTTCTAGCCATTGGTAATACAGAGTCTTCATGATTATATTTCATAACAATATCAGACATATCAGCATCCTTAAAAGCATTTCTATCTATAACTTCTTTCATCCAACCTAAATCTGTTATAGTATCAAAAACTGCCGCATATCCTTCTACTATCATTCCCTCTTCTTCAACTGCTCTCATCTCTACTAGTCTGATTTCTTTTTTGTTATTCTCCATTATTCTCTCCTCCTTGATAACTATTTGCAATACTTGAATCTATGTAA